TATGACCAAATTGGCGCAATTACGAAATGAAAACCCGCAACTAGCTAAAGAGCTAGCGGCAAAACACGGTATTAAACTTTAAGGAGTAAAGCCTAATGGCTGAGACAAAAATTGCTGATGTAATCGTACCTGAGTTATTTACTCCGTACGTATTAAATAAGACTGCCGAGAAGTCTGCATTATGGCAGTCAGGCATTGTTGGGGAGCTTGATGAAAAAGTCGCTTTTGGTACAGAAGGCGGTACCACAGTAAATATTCCTTTCTGGAATGATTTAAGCGGTGAGTCCGAAGTACTTTCAGATGGTAAAGCTCTTGGGGTAAATAACATCACGGCTGGTAAAGATATTGCTATTTTGCATGCCCGTGGTAAGGCTTGGGGGGCAAATGATTTATCTAAAGCATTATCTGGTGATGACCCATTGGGTGCGATTGCTGATCTTGTAGCAGATTACTGGGCTCGTGAATTTCAGGGGTTTACCGTAAATACACTTAAAGGTGTATTTGGGTCTGCAAGCATGGCAGGTAATACCCATGACATTTCGGCTGGTACTGGAGCAGCAGCCGTAATTGATGGTCATTCATTTATCGATGCATCTTATAAATTGGGAGATGCTGTTGATAAATTAACAGCGATTTCAATGCACTCATTCACAATGGCAGCACTAGCCAAGCAAGGTTTAATTGAAACTGTGCGTGATGCTGATGGTGTGGTGCTTTACAAAACTTTTATGGATCGCCGTGTGATTGTCGATGACGGTATGCCAGTGGATGGTGATGTATTTACCTCTTTCTTGTTTGGCCAAGGTGCGATTGGTTTCCAAGATATTGGTGCACCAGTTGGTGTAGAGACTGACCGAGACAGCCTAGCAGGTACAGATATTCTTATTAACCGCCGTCACTTTGTATTGCATCCTCGTGGCATTAAGTGGGCAGGTGATACAGGTATTGCACCTAATAATGCTGGTCTAGCAACAGCCGCAAACTGGGAACGTGTCTACGATCCTAAACAGATCCGTATTGTGGCATTCAAGCACAAGATCAAATAACAAAAAGGCGGGTAACACCGCCTTATCTTTTTGGAGATCCACATATGGGACTTTCATCATTTAACCGTGCACGGGAAAGACAACAAATGACAGAAACAAAAATTGCTGAACTCGAAGAACAACTGGCAACAGTAAAGGGCGAATTTATTGCCTTTCAAAATGATACCGAAGCAATGAAAGCACGTATTGCTGAACTTGAATCAGGTGAAGGTGGTCAAACACCTGAAGATGACCAAAAACCAAGTGATACTCAACCACAACCAATTAACTATGCTGGTCTAAAAGTAGATGAGCTTCGAGCTGTACTAACTGAAAAAGGCATTGCATTTGAAGCAGGTGCTAAAAAAGATGAACTTTTAGCATTAATTCCAAAGGAATAATTCATGAGCTTTATCACTGAACAAGAAGCGATAGAACATGTTGAAGGCTTTGATGCTTTATCTGCCAGTGATAAGGCTCAATACCTCCAAATGGCCGAAGCATATCTATTAGCACGTAACGTTAAGCCTTATGAAGATGCTACCCAAGTACCTGAACCTTTAAAAACGGCCTCCTATCAAATCATCAAGGGCATTATGAAAGGTGATCTATATCAAGGGCAGGAACAGGCACTAAAACGTAAGAAGGTCAAAGCTGATACGGTTGAGACCGAAAAGGAATATCAGGACGGATCAGTAAAGCTTAGTGCAATCGAACAATTCATTCTTGATTTGATTAAGCCTTACAGCAAACGAAAAGCTGTATTTTTTGTCAGGAAAATTTAAATGGGCTTACGTGAAGAAATTCAGGCAGATATTGCTGAAGCATTTAATGATGATTTAGCGGACGCCGTTCATTCATTTACTTGTGACCGGATCTCAAGAAAAGATTGGGATCCTAAAACTGAAACTTATGTCGAAGTTAAAGAAAACTATTCTGGTCGTGGCGTTCTGTTTGGCTCATACAGTCAATATGAGATTCAGACGCTTGGAGTACTGGCCACAGATAAAAAGGCTACAGTGCTGCAGAATGAAGTTACCAAAGAGCCAAAGATTGATGATGAGTGGTTAACAGCCTTAGGCTCATTCCGGGTAATTCATATTCAACAGGATCCAGCTTCTACTATTTGGAAATGTCAGTTGAGGAAGGTATAAGCTTGTATTGATTAATTTAGTTGATTTAAGCTATATACCTATTTTTAAAATACTTTCTTGGGGAAATTATGGGGTATATCGTTAAGTTAACCGATTCTGGTAAATATTTAATTCCAGACAATGAGGGATTGCTTACTACAACAGATTCAAAAGAAAAAGCTGTAGAATTTGGTCAAATAGATGATGAAGAGTCTGCTAAGTTAACTGCCCATAGTTTTAGTGGTGGAATGACAACTGGCGTTGATTTCATAATTGAGAAGGTGTAATTAAATTATGGCAACTCAAGCATATGTAATCGTCATTGAAATCCCAGAAAAGAAATGCCCAAATGTAAGAGGCAAAGCTAGTCTAATTAAAGATGGTAAGGCAAAAGTTTATCTTTCAAATAATACAACTTCTAGAGATGCTGAAAATGGCTTTGACCGATATGGAGTTACAGGTGGTCGAAATGCTGTAGTAGTAACTGAGGCAACATTTCCAAAATACGAAGAAGAAATTACTAACTATCTTAATCGAAGATTTGGAGAAGACTGGTCTTTAAAATTAGAAAAGTGCTCAGTTGCATAAATTAAAACCCACTTCGGTGGGTTTTTTAATGGGCGCAATTTAGGAGTTTGAATGGTAAATACAAACTACGTTCCTTTGTGGCTTATCTCACCATTTCAGCATGTGCATTACACATTAGTTCGAAATCAACTGCATATGGATTTGCTATTTGAGGACATGAATAAGGTCGATCAATTCTTGTCTATTGAAGGGGCTGCAGCTCAGGTTGATTTCTATTCCGAAGGTGCATATGCAGTTGTTCAGCTTGGTGATACTTCAGAAAGAAATCAGATTGAAGTGTATGGATTGCTTTTACATGAAGCTGTTCATGTCTGGCAAAAGATTAAAAAGCTCATGGGTGAACGAGAACCGAGCTCTGAGTTTGAAGCTTATTCAATTCAGGCGATCGCTCAGGATCTCTTTAAGATGTATGAGGAAAGCGAGGTTAAAAGTCATGGGGTGGAAGGGGAAAAAGCCGACTAGTTTTAGTCTTGATGTGTCTAAAGCAGCAGAAGCACATGTAAAGAATATTGTCATGGATACCGTGCAATCCTTAGTTAATTTAAGTCCTGTTGATACTGGAGCATACCGTGCTTCACATATTGTTTCGATTGGATCTGCTGATTTCGGCGTGCGTGAACCTGAAACAAACCCAATTCAAGATGCAGCAATTCAAGCTGTAAAGATTAAATTGGGCAATTTGGTCTACATACAGAATAACCAGCCTTATGCTGAGCGCTTAGAAAACGGCTGGTCTGATCAAGCGCCACAAGGTATTTATGGCCTCACTTTTAATTTTATTTCTCAAAAGTACGGTGGCTAAAATGGCAATGACTTTAGAGCAGACTAGGCAAGCTATTATTGATCGCATGCAAAGCTTTACAGGTATTGCTCAGGAACGGATTCAGTATCCAAATGCACCAGGCTTTACTGTACCAACAAAAGGTGTATGGTGCCGCTTAACGATTGCAGGCGGTCCGAGTTTTACTTCAGGTATTGCAGATAAGCCATGTACTCGCCGTACCGGTAATATCATGGTTCAATGCTTTGCACGTCCCAATTCAGGAATAATTGAAATCACAAAATTGAGTGATGCATTACTTGCTCATTTTGAATATTTCACAATCGAACACTTAGAATGTTTGAATGGCCAATCTATTTATGCGGGTAAAGATGCTGATTTCATTCAGTATAATGTGAGCATTGGGTACAAGGTGAATTGATATGTCATGTATGCTGACTTTAGAAGAAATCGAAATTAAACGGCAAGAACTGGAACGGCATCTTGAAGATGTTATGTCTGTTGAGTTGAGCAAATGGCAATCTGAAAACAAGCTATGTGTTTCTGATGTGAATATACGCTTGGCTAATGTTGTTAGTCTCGGAGGGCCTAAACATAACGTTGTTACTGGAGTAAGTGTCGATTTAGATAATGAGCTTTGAGTTCAAGAAAAAGCTACTGCAAGGCGATTATTTTTAATGACCTCAGCATATTATCATTTGTGATTACATTCTGTTACAGTAATGGAAATTTATAACAAATGGTAAAACATGAAAAAATCAACTTTAGGCTGGGGTGCCGCAGGATTAGTAGCTTTAGGGATTTTTGGTTCAGGCAATGATAACTCTCCAAAACAAACTTCAGACTCAGAAAATGCGCAGAGTGCAGTAGAGGAAGTTATCGAATCAAAATATATCAACACTAATTCTTTAAATATTAGAGATAAACCAAACGGTCAAGTAGTAGGAAAGTTAGGACGTGGGGAAAAAGTTGATATTTATGAGATGAAAGGAAACTGGGCACGTATTTCCTTAAATTCCTCATCACCTCAGTGGTTATCAACAAAGCTATTATGTGAAACGGATGGCTGTTTTAAACAAAAGTCTCGATCAACCACGTCAAATAATTATCAGGCCTTAAAATCTCATCCTCATCATTCTGAAAGAAAACAGAAAAAAACCTACTACGATAGTGATTGTTCATGTGCTGTGGTGGATTATTGCGTGGGTCCTAGAGGTGGGCACTACTGTATTACGAGTGGAGGAAACAAGAGATATAAACCTAGATATTAATTAATTTGAATTATGAGACCTCCATTTTGAGAGGTACTTTATGTCTTAATCACTACCACCTCATCGGTGGTTTTTTTATGTCTATAGGAATCACTTATGAGCAATTTTGTATTTAAGCGTGGTGACACTTTCAACTTAAATCTTCAGCTAGTTGATATGGATGAAGCCCTGCAATATCCACCAGATGATGTGCGCCGTGCAATTGATCTTACAGGTTATACCTTCACTTCACAGGTTAAAGCTCTGGCTGATGGTGCTACTGTGGCCACATTAACTTGTACTGCATTAAGCCAAAGCACACAGAAAGGGTGGCTGAACATTAAATCTAGTGCAAGCACTGCAACTTGGCCTTTAGGGCTGTGT